AACTTATCTCGCAGAACGCGTCAGGATGCAACGAATAGTTGAACAGGGTAGAATAACACTAGAGAACCAAGAACGAAGACAACAATATCAACAAGAAAGCGCTGCAGACTTTCAAAGGCGCGTGGATGCTGCTGTTGAAACAATAGGTGGAGCCGTAAATACTGGTACTGATGCTGTAACTGAATTTATCAATCCACCAACTACACCAGTGAATTTTGAAGCTCAGATTTTGTCCAATCAGGTAGGTAGTAGGTCAAACAGTCTTATGGAGACATCACGAACCGTTGCGATAACGCCTGTTAACATAACCAATGTCAGTAACGATAACAGTATGAATGTATCTGGAGGTGGGGGAAGTGGGCCAACCACATTAGCAGCTGGCCCGTCCAAGGACTATGATAGATCCATGATTGGAGTAGCTCCATGATTGGAGTAGCTTAGTCGTCGTTTGCTAGTGAAGCAAAGAACGACATGCTATCCTCATCTTCCTCTTCTGCCGTATGCATCTTAGGAGCTGGTGCTTCCCTCAACGCTGGTGTAGGTTCAGACTCTTGAACATTCTGAGCGATACCTTCACGGTTGCCCTGAGTGCTGCTACTTAGACCGAGTACTCGGTTAAGTTTTGCCTCGAGTTCTTCATAACTCTTGAAGTTCTTAGGATCAATAAACTCAGAAAGAGATCCTTCAGATTTCCAAACAGTTTCAAGCTCGCTGTCATCATCTAGCAATGCAGCTTGACTTTCGAACTCAGATTTATCATAGTTGCGATATCCTTCTACTTGACGAATCTTTAGTTTGAAGTTAGCTCCTTCCCAAAGGTCGAAAGGATTAACAGGGGTTTCGTCCTGGAACTGAGGATTCATCTGATCGTTGATCATGTCCCAGATCTTCTTACCGTACTTGTAAAGGAATACTTTACCTTCGTTTTCGGGAGCAGAAGGATCTGATACAACGTAGATGTTGGAGATGTATGTCAAACGACGTTTCTGTTTACGCGCAAGGTCCTTGTTTGATTCAACACCTGAGTTCCAAAGCATTGTGTTGTGCTCAGAAACTGGATCCTTCTTACCAATAGTAGTAAGAGAATCTTCAATATACCAACCACCAGGACCTTGGAATCCATGATTGAATACACGAACGAATGGCATATCTTCACCAGCTGGAGCTGGAAGGAAACGAATCACAGCATAACCATTACCAGCCTTATCGACGGTAGGCTTCCAAAAGCGATCGTCGTCACCACGACTTTGCTCTGCGTTACCGTTTAGTTTGGCTGTTTCACTGATTAGTGATTCGAGTGAGGTTTTACGAGACTTTTTAAGGTCAGCGAATGAACTAGACATATGTATTTCTCCGTATGTGCGATGTATTAACGTAATATCCAATATCAAAAACAAATAATATATTCATAACAACAAGGGCATTATCGGTTAACTTATTCATAAAGTCAACAGACAAATATTTTCCTCATGATAGACTTGAACGAGTCCTTATCTATATGAAGAAAAGGTTTATACTTGACAGCCTTCTGCTTTACATTGTCGTACATGATGTCGTCAATGTTCCACTTAGAAGTAAAGTCAAGTATCATATCAATAATACAGAATGACTCTATTGATATGTGACCACCCAACAACTTTGTTAAAAGCATTGGATGTGTACTCTTATCTATCTTAAACAGATCATCGAACTTGAGATCCTTTGACTCAAGCTCATCCTGTAGTTTCTCACAGTCGAGTCTGAAGTTGTATTTTAGACTCTCCACATACTTCAACCATTCGTTGTATATCTTTTCTGACTCAGCTCCAACTAAAGAACCTGACCACATATTTTCATCATTGATAAAGTTAGCAACAAAGAAGTAAACGAGTTCGTTTTTCTTATAACGCCTTTGTAACTTAGCAAAGAAAAACTTGTCTCGTCTTTTGAGAAATGAGTCTTGGGTGACTCTTATCTTTCCGTTGTACTTAAAATAGTCGTAGTCTGTTTTGAAATGATTTCGAATAGCAAGATAGGTTGAGTAAGCGTTCATACCTTCATATAAGTTCATCAAAAAATCTTACCGTTTTGCCATCTCCAAATGCGACCAGATTGTTCTATCTGGCCAAAATAATAATAATCCATTTGATGTATATCATACAATCGTTGGCTGTGTCTTTTCAACACGTTGGTGACTATTTTTTTTGTTCTCTCTAGAAACTTTAGACTCG